CCACGGCACCGATGGCCGAAGACCCTTGGCTGGACGCAACTTTCAAATTGAAATTGGTGGGCGTCAGCGGTTCGTCTTGGGTGCTGGAACGGGCCGAAAGTTCGAGGCTTTCCGTTCCAATTATAAGGCGTTGCAACCCAATAAGGAAATTAAATGAATCAACAGGGCCGACACCGACCGACCGGATGATTGGGCCGGAATCTCCCTCGACTTCATCATCAAAGGAAGCGAAGGCATCGGACACTGATGCCAAGATAAAGTCCTTTCCAACCCACCATAAGCGGCCCTCGTAGATAACAACGGCACTCGGAAAGCCACGAACGTCGTTCCAAATCCCCTCATTCCAAGCGACGGTTGATGTGGTTCTACCCATGCGATTCAGTATGGCGATATTGACGACGGTGGCAGATGTGTATTTGGTCACGCGGCAAGTTCCGGTGATGCCGCCACCGCTGAATTCCAGGGTGCATGTCGCCGTGCCTGAAGTGAAATCCCCCCCCTGGACGCCAATTCGATAGAAGACGATTTCGTTGTCTAATCCGTCATCAAGTGTGGTGTTCTGGTTCGCCGTGTAGGTGGCTACATCGGTGAACGAAGCTTCGTCGTCAACTGATCGCTCTAGCGTGACCGTGGCAGTCCAAGTGCCGGTAATGTCAATGTCGAATACCCGGCTGTCGCCAACCCCGGTGACGCGAATGACATCTGAAACTTGGTTTTCGTCATCAACGGCTATCGAAACCTTCTGCCCGACTGACCGCAACCGGAACAGACTCCCAACATGTTCGGGTTTAAAATAGTCTTGAGAGGCGGTCAACGTAGTGTCGCCGGACAAAGCCGCCGCCGTCATAGTAAGAGTGGTAAGATTGAGACTTCGGAACGGGCCGTCTTCCGTTTCGTATTTTACCAGTGACCAAGATTCGCCCCCGCGCCGTTCAATCCTTCTTTGCTGGAACCCGTTGCAGGCGACAAAGATAACATCGCCTGACTGATACCAGCGTAAATTATCAAGGTCTGCCACTCTCCACGGTGCCGCCAAGGTCATCATGCCAGCGGACTCAATGGCAATTGAATCGACAAGAACGCTGTATTGAGTCCTTGAAGAGAAACGAATATGGAAATTGCTTGAAGGGGTGAAGACTAGGGAATGCTGTCCAGTGCCCAAAGTCTGTTCGTTAATGAAATCTTCCGCACCAGAGGACGAACCACACCGGAAAAGTACCGGGCCTCTCTCAATGATGATTTTCAAACCGTGTTTAACGCCAATATCCGCCGTCGCCACGGTGACTTGCTGATCGCGGATGGCTCGGTTGAACCGTGTGCCCGCAAGATCAAGATAGCCGCCGGTAGCAAATTGCGAAGTCGCCCCGGCTTCATCATTATCGGTCCAGCCGGTTAAATTAGAGGTGAACAGGCCGTTTGAGATAGTGGTTGAAAGACCTACTCTGGTGACAATCTGTTCGTCAACGCGAACCCGCATGGTCGAATCCGTGATCTCGACGATGGCGGTGTCATCTGCTGAAAATACGAAATCCAAGTGCTTGGCTTCGGCATTCCCGTTGGTGGAATCAATGAATTCCAAGCCCGGCCTTAAAGTCATGGACCCAAGTGTTCTTGGCATCCAATTCACGGAAGACTCAGCCGCCAGTGCAACCCGCTTGACATCAACACGGGCCACGGCTCTTTTGTCGATTATGCCACGATTGAATATGGCGAGAGGGGCATTATCCTTTGCCATTTGGTTACCCTGTCAAGTTGCTTCGGGAACCTCTATCGCGGTGCCCCCCGCCACGGCCACGTCTTGCGCTGGCCCACCCGCCGGGGGCGTGAAACTTGGCCCCCTCATTCCAGGCATCGTTTGATTTAGCAATCTGCAAAGCGTTCTGCGCGAGTGCGAAGACTTTTTTTACATCAGCTTCGCTCTGGAAAACGCGGTGGACTATTTGGGATGCAAGATACGCCTCGAAATAATTCACGAACGCTTGGGGCCAAACAGAAAGGTCTGAGCCGTAGGATGAATCATCGGAAACATATTGGACATAAATGGTGTCGATGTCTGCCCACCAATATTGCTGTTCGTCATTGAATTCCCGGTGAGTCATTGAATTGGAAAAATATTCATCGCTTGCAAGACGAACGGTTTTTTTCCAGTCGGACGGTTTTGAAAAGGCACGGGAAAAACTAAATCCAGGGTCAGAAACCGAAGTGTCGTAATTGATTTCTATTGTCCGAATGGCGAAGTTCCAATTGCCTTGCTCAAGGGTGAATCCAATCGCGTTTTCGTCATAGGCTTCATCCAGAAGCCGCCTGTTTTCGACGGCATCCGTGAGCGCGGTAATGGACGCCTGACCTAGTACCCGGAGAGCGCCTTTATACAGGGTCAGTTTCGAGGTTGCCATGATTTAGCCGTGGGCTTTGATGTGGCCGGACATCCAGATAACGGCCTGTTTCTTGGTATCAAATCCGTCCTTGATGCGTTCTCCATCAGCCTTCCGGATGACGCCCCATTTCAATGGCGGGCTTATCCATTTGACGAAATATTTCTCGGCGTCGGTTTCGCTCTGTACGTCGATGGGGAACAACTGAAGTTCCTTGACCGTTGCTTGGTGCTGGTCGGCATACAGGCAGAGATAAATCCCGTACCAAGTGCCGTCCTTGGGCATAACGCGGATTTCCGTCATGGCCTTCATCTTCGGAGCAACATGCGCCCAAAATATCGGGTTTTGAACGTCTTCGGGCATGGTGCCGATGGGCGGATAGGCCGTATACATTCCCTGTACCTGTTCGGTCGGCTGGAAATCTGCTTCGGCAATTTTCCTGACCCGTGGGAGGTCAACAACGTTCTTAGTCTCGTCTTGGGCCTTATTCATCGCCTCGGCAATGGCCGTGGCTTCGGATTCTTCTTCAGGTTCCGGTGTCGAGGTTTCTTCTGCTTGTGAAGATTCTTTCGCTTCAGCCATTTGTCTTCCTCTCATAAAAAGGGGTGACTGGCCCCGGAATGGGGCCAGTCAGTTATCCTTCGGTGTGAAGTGGAATTAGGACGCGGAACTCGTCAAGATGCCGACACTCAAGGTCGCGTAAGTCGATTGGACTTCCGTGAACATATGCCGCGAAACGCGGTCAGTGTCGCTGGCACTATTGGATGCACCAGTTTCAAAAACATCAATCTGATCGCCAATCTTAGCGCCGAGTACCTTGGCATCCGTAAAGTGCGTGGATGCCGCGACCACCGCTCTGGTATGTGAAGACACATAGAACCAATTACGGGGTCCAGCAATCGGCTGATCGCCAATCAGAAGCGGAGGGTTCGCGCCAGCACTTGAACTAGCTTTTGCATACGCCATGTTCAGCCCTCCTAAGTTGCAACGTAGGCGGAACCGTCATGGTTCATCAAGACGCCGCCAGCGTTTTGCAAAAGCTTCGAGCCCATGAAGGCCGACACACGGGCATACGAGTAATCCTGTTCCTCGTCATAGCCGACGACGTTCTTGGTGGACTCATTGAGCGAGTCCGTGTCGAAAGCGTGGCCGATGCAATTGCGGTGATAGACGTAGCACTTCTCGGTCGAGCCTGTAGAACCGGCACCGACTGAGCCAGTGAGCCGTGGATGGACAATCCAATTGATGCCCGCCCAACGCCGGAACAATTTCGTCGCTCCGACAAAAGGTTGAACAGCAACATAGTCGGAAGACGAATATTCGGGAATCTGCATCAAGTACCCTTCAAAGGCAGGGGTGATTAGACCGAACATATTGTCTTCCTCTTCGATGGGAACGAAGTTGTCCCCAAGGATGACTTTGGCATGAACCACCATGTCGAGGGTGGCGGTCGCCGCCGAAGTACCAACGTCGTTGGTCAGGGTATCAAGTTGGGCGATGATGTCATCGTCGATCTTCCGATTGATGACGGCCATCGTAGTCTTTTGCATGATGCGTTTCTGGTTGCCTTGGCTGGCAAAGATATTGAAGCCAGTCTTGCGAACCAGATCATGCCACTCCAACAGCGTGGCGGTGAGTTGGGTCAGATTGTCGGCACGGGCCGGAATCAAACCGTTCACGCCGCGAGTTGTCGCGGTCGCAGAGCCGGAGTCCGCCACAAGGAAAGTCGCTTGGTTTCCCTTGATAACGGTTTCGGTGACTGTGGTCGTGCGTAAGCGTGATTGCTCGTCCTCGAAACCGGCGATGAACTCCTGACGGTACTGAATCTGATATGCTGTTTCAGCCATCGGATTTCCTCCATCATTGGTTAAGATGACGGGTTATCCAAAATTCGGGGAAGGGGGTTGTCCCTTGCGGGGGCCGCTATGTCCGATTATGGGACCGTGGTTGCGTAGTGGGCCGGGGCCGCAAGGGCGGGTTGTCCGGGTCGTTTAAACAAGATTAGTAAATTAAAATTATTTTGTCAAAGTGCCTATAAAATTTTGTTGATTCTCTGTCTTTGCTGGCATTATCTTCCTACCCCAACTCTGATAGGTTTAGGTATATTCAATCTACGTCCTACTTCATAGTCTAGCCTTTTAAGTAGCTTTTTGACTGTCTTATCCTTGAATATACCCTTCTTTGTTAATTCCAGATCATTAAGTTGTATTCTAAGACTCGCAATTTGATGACTAACTATTCCTGGGCCAACTGACTCCACCTGACCTTGTTCTAGACCGCTTCTTATTTCTATAATTTTGAGTAAAGATTCTTCATTTATTTTCGCCCCATTCCCAAACACGGGAAGTTTACCATCAGGGGTTAGGATTGCTTTTCTTAAATCAAAATCTCTCATAAAAGCTACATGCGCCATTTCATGTAGGGCGGTTTGGAATGTTCTTGGTTTTCCCCTTTGAGGGGCATAGGAGGCACCCACTACAGAAAACCCACCAGAGCCAAACTCTTCCTCTAAATCACGCTCCTCTAGTATTTTTTTTAAAAACGGCTCTCCTTCTAGTGCATATAACTGAGGGGGGTAAGTAATAGCCCCCACATAGCCTGAAAAACCTTGCAGACTACCTGGAGGGAAGTTTATATCACTGAATATCATTTTATCAGGATTCCTACCAAGTAAGGCTAATGGATTCAACTGCGCCGCCGCTTCAAGAAATTCTCGACTACGAACGATAGCCTCTGGAGAGGTAGGCTTCCTGGGAGGTTTTGTCTTGGAAAAATCTACCTCTATCTCATTCTTCTCTGAGTCGAAAACCGGCGCTGTTTTGCTCGGCAATAGGGCTACCAGCAATTCGAGCGTTTTTAGATTATCCAAAACAGCTTCATTAGCTTCAAGCGAATTGAATTCATCCTCAGATATTTTTTTAGTCCTGAGTTTGGTGAAATAATTTTTAACTTCGTCCCGCATATCGATGTTTTCTGGGAGTCTTCGCATGTCGATGATTCTAATGTAATCCTCTTCATCCATTTCCATGCCGCCAAGTGTCACGGGCTTTATCAGGTTTTTAAATTCCCCGGTAGTGGTGTGAAGCTTTATATCGTTGATGGCCTTGTGGGTAAATTCGTGCATGACGACAGGAAGGGTCGGCCTAGATGCGTGAACGAGTGGTTTATCCAAAAATCTGGAGCCGTATTCTTTTTCAACAAACTTTCCCAACATGGATTCCCGGGGAATTCCTTTGGGAAAAAACCGCCCTTCGGTTCCAAGATTAGTTCCTACTTCCACTTGAGTAATGTTCGAGGAAAAGAACGGCAGATCGCCGGACTCTGGCACTACCTGAGAACTCAAGAACAGGTCATTGAATTCTTCGCCCGCCATTCCCAAGAGCCTGTTCGCTTGTCTTTGGATTTTGGTTGGTTTTCTAGGCGGACGGGTGTGAAGGGTCTTGTGGCCCATCGGGATAATCCTCTGGAAGATTGGCGACGAAGTTCCTGAAATTGCGCGGCTTCCAAGTTTTTATGTGAGCGTCGATTTCTTCCTTGGTGAATTTTTCCGTTCGAACCTTGATGTTCCCCTTTAGCGCCCGGAGAGAACCAGCCTTTAGAAGTCGTTTAAGATTCTTTGGGGACACAACATCAACTGATGGGGATTCTCGGCCACCACGATTATCTGACAAGGTTGCCATTGGCAACGCCCCTGAACACTTTCCGCAATATTCACCGACCTGATCCTGAAACTGTTCCGGTGTTTTTTTCCACCACCCCGGTTCTATGGGATAACCGCCGGGGCCGTCAAATAGGTAATCTTGGCTGGCGGCAATTTCACAGAAGAAGGCTCCTTTTGGGGTGATGGCCGCGCTCCATCTGGCTTGAAACGGGCAGTTGTCGATAAGTATTTTTCGCAATTCGGGGTCGTCAATCATTTCCTCAATCGCAATCATAAGGGGCTGATGACGGCCAGAGACTTGTGTGTGATCGTTGTAAGTGACCATATCTGGATCGAATGTTGCCAGGATATCGTCGCGGTATTCTTCCCACTTGAACCCTGCCGTCCAGAATTCCCGTCGCCGCCTGTCGGGAATAAGTTTCCGGACAAGGGCGAGGATTTCATTAAACGCGGGATGAAGGCAAGGTTCACCACCCATGATTCCAACACGTCCAGGGAA